ATAGCCGATGGTGCGGCTCTTGGCAGAATGCTCGGTGCAAAATCCTGCCGATTCCATCACACAGGGCGGATGGTGTGCTTCTGCTCGGAGTGTGGAGGTAACCTCCTCAGTGATGTCCATGCGGTTGCCGCCCTGGTCATTCAAAACAATACCGTTACGGCCTGTACTCATACCGCAGTTCACGCCGAGGGCAGCGGAAGTGTCATCCGTCAGACTGCCGTTGTAGCCGTCGAAGCCTGCCGCTCCAGTGCAAGGCGTAAAACTTCCGGCAGTTCTTTGCCACGAGCGGAAGCCCTCCGCAGAATACCCAGACAAGCCCTCTGACTCAAATAGTATTTTTCCGGCACCTCTGCCTGCAAAATCTGCGACAAGGTAGATGCGGCGTCTTCGCTGGGGAACTCCCCAGTATTGCGCGTCAAGAGTTCTGTACGCAACGCTCCATCCGTCTCCCATGTAAAGGTCGGCGTAGGGCCATCGTGCCTTTTCAGGCATAGGCACCTGGGCATTCGGCTCGACGATGCCGATGACCGCTTCGAGGACGGCTTTGAAGTCCCCGCCCTTGTTCGAGGAGAAGGCTCCGGGGACATTCTCCCATACGATGTATCTTGGATATCTGCCACCTGTGGCACACCTCATTTCTTTAATAATTCGGACGGCTTCGTAGAAAAGGCTGGAACGGGAACCGTCCAAGCCATCTCTTTGGCCTGCCACGCTCATGTCCTGGCACGGGCTGCCGAAGGTGATGATGTCCACGGGTCCAATCTTGCCGCCGTCCATAGCGGAGATGTTCCCGTAGTGCTTCATAAAAGGCAGGCGCTTGGTGGTCACCCGAATGGGAAACGGCTCGATTTCCGAAGCCCACACGGGAGTGATACCGGCAAACAGTCCGCCCAACGGGCCCCCCCGGAGCCGTCAAACAGGCTTCCGAGGGTCAAAGGCTTATTCATCATGGGGTGCTACCTCGCTAAACTTGTATTCCTTTCCGTCACGCAGAACGCTGACCTTTTCATCCGAGCCGACCTGCTCGATGTATCTGCGGACAATGACATCGCAGAATTTTTCGTCCAGTTCGATGGTATAGCAGATGCGGTCGATCTGCTCACAGGCAATGAGCGCAGAGCCGGAGCCGCCGAAGGGATCAAGCACCACGGAGTTTGCCATAGAGCTGTTCTGAATGGGATAAGCCAAAAGCGGGATGGGCTTCATGGTAGGATGGTTGCCGTTTTTCTTGGGCTTGTCGAACTCCCAGATGGTGGACTCTTTGCGCCCAGTGTACCACTGGTGCTTGCCTTTCTTTTTCCAGCCGTAAAGGCACGGCTCGTGCTGCCACTGGTAGGGAGAGCGCCCCAGCACCAGGGACTGTTTTTTCCAGATACAGCAGCCGGAGAGGTAGAACCCTGCGACGTCAAACGCCTTTCGGAAGTTCAGCCCCTCGGTGTCGGCGTGGAACACATAGATGGAGGCATCGTCCGCCATAACCTTCTCCATATTGGAAAAGGCATCGAAGAGGAAGTCGAAAAACTTCTCCGATGCCATGTTGTCATTTTTGATTTTCCCGGCGCTGCCCTCGTAGTTCACATTGTAGGGCGGGTCGGTAATAACGAGGTTCGCCTTGCGGCCGTCCATGAGTACGGTGTAGGTTTCCTCTTTTGTACTGTCGCCGCAGATGAGTCTGTGTCTGCCAAGTGTCCATACATCGCCTGGTTTTGAAAAGGTCGGTTTTTGCAGTTCGGCATCCACATCAAAGTCATCCTCTTCAGCTTCAATGCCATCGTCAAAAAGTTTTGATAATTCTTTTTCATCAAAGCCGGTGAGAAGCGGGTCAAAGTCCGCCGCCTGCAAGGACTCGATCTCCACACGCAGAAGCTCTTCGTCCCATCCGGCATCCATCGCCATGCGGTTGTCGGCAATGATATAGGCTTTCTTCTGCGCTTCGGTGAGGTGGTCGGCAAAGACACACGGCACCTCGGTGATACCTTCCTCCTTTGCGGCAAGAATACGACCGTGACCGGCAATAACGTCATAGTCACGGTCGATGATAACGGGATTGATGAAGCCGAACTCACGCAGCGAGGAGCGGAGCTTGTTGATCTGCTCTGGCGAGTGGGTTCGGGCGTTATTGATATACGGCACCAACTTCGTGATTGGGATAAGCCTCATTTCGGTCGTTGTTTTCATCAGACCAGTCCCCATTCCGCAAACTTTTCGAAGCCGCATACCGAGCGGATGTAGTTTCGAGCGATCTCCACGATTTCGGCGTAGGGTCTGCCGTCCACGGCATCGTCCCCAATAGCGCAGCAGAGTGTCACGGGCTTGCCGGTTTCCTGGGCTTTGAGAAAAGCGTAGATATTCACGGACACATCCGCCTTGGAGAGATCCTTGCCGTGCAGACCGCCGCCTGTCACCGAGTCGGCCATGTCGGAGCCGAGCTTGCGGTTGGCAGCGCCGGTGTCCACATCGGTACCACCGGTCCAGTCGCCGAGCGGGTTGATCTCCGCATCGGGATACAGCTTTCGGAGTGCATCCGAAGGCGCATTGCTCTGACAGAGAATGAGCCGGTCACCGTCCAGAATGTATTTGCCGTCAAAGGGATACACAGAGAAAATGTCCCGTGCGATCTGCGACAGCTCTTTCTGCTCCTCGGTCACGGGCATTCCTTTGAAGATGCCGTTATCGCCGCAGCGGACGCCGTCTGCCTGGTTGTCGGCGAGGTGACCGTCCTGCGGCACTTCTACATAGTCCACGGCGAGATTTCCGGCAATGCGGTGGACGGCGGCGGTGACATCTGCCTTGTCCAGCATGACGGAGGTTTCCACTATGATGTGGCACACGCCGTGGCCGATGAGGACTTCAATAGCGATGAGGGGATTTTCTGCTTTCTTGTATGCCAGGTCAACGAGCACACCAGCAATTCTGTCAGCCACCTTATCCGGGTGGCACGGATTTACTTTTTCAAACATGGTGTTACCCCTTTCTCGCACGGAGCAGGCGTTCCATAAGGTTGTCCTGCGGCGTAGACTCGCCGTATTCCGTGCTGCAGTTTTCTTTCACGATCTGGAATATCTCATTCCAGAGCCGAATCGCCTGGTTCATGTAGTTGATACCGATATTGATAAACGGGGACGGGATCGGCTTTCCCGTGGTGGGGTGCTTGGAGAGGAAGCCCATACGGTTGGTCATTTCCTCGCACTGCACCCAACGAGCAGAACACATGGCGTAGCGCTCCAAGAGCTGCGGCGATACCTTTGCGGCGCAGCCGATGCCTTTGAGCCATTGCCAGGTTTCCGTGTAGATTTCCTGCGCCTGCAGGACGCTGCCGTCACGCTGCTCGGCAGACAGGAAATCATGGGGCTTCGGCATAGCAACACCCTCGACTTCGGGAATATCCAGCACTTCAAGTTTTCTGCCGCCGGGATTACCGTTTTCGGCTTTGTCCTTGACTGCGGACTTCTTTCTTCCCGCACCGGGTCTTGCACCGCCACGCCCGCCTGTGTTATTCGATTTTGTGGGCATTTTCGTCCTCCTTCCTTTTTTGATTGAAAAACTCATAAAACAGATGTATAATTATGTAAAATAACGGAAACGAGGTATAGCTTATGAAGATAGATATTAAAAAAGTTTTAGGCATAGGTGTCGGTGTGTTAACAGTTGCGGCATCGATTTTAGCTGCTTTTACCAATAAAGATGAGTTTTCTGATTTTTTGGAAAATGCTACTGATGATGAATTAGATGCTGAACGAGAAAAAGTTCGTCTCGATTATTGCAATCCTGACCTTGATGACGATTACCGCATCAGCTGCCAAAACAAACTGCGAGCTTTCGACTCTGAAATGAGCAAGAGAGCTTGGGGCGATGAAGAGCCACACGCTCCCAACTATCACAGAGAACATGGTTGGTATTTGCCAAACGATGATTGACCCACCAAAAGCCGTCACAGAAATGTGGCGGTTTTTAATTACCCTTTTGATTTCGCCTTTTTCGCACACGTGACCCCGGGCCGTTGCCCGACCGAAAAGGTCCCGGAGATTTTCATCCCCCTACCGGTCGCCGAGGTCGTGGTGTATTTTCGTATGGCAGGACTGACAAAGGCTCATGAGGTTGTCCCTTGCGTGAGTGCCGCCTTTGGAAACGGGCAGAATGTGGTGAACTTCCTGTACCGGAGTCAGCCGACCTTCCCTGAGACACATCTCACAGAGGGGATGCTCTGTCGCATAGCGGTCGCGGATGCGTTTCCATGCTCTGCCGTACTTGCGGTTGACATCGGAACTGCGCTCGAACTTGTCATATTTGCGGCGTTTCTCCGTGCGGTGCTGCTCGCAGAACTGTCCGTCCCAGAGGTTGCGGCAGCCGGGATGGGAGCACGGACGCAGCGGTTTCTTCGGCATCGTTTCACCTCCCTTGGGCATGAGAAAGGCCCCACGGGATTGCTCCCATGAGGCTGTCCTCGATTCTTTTTCGCTGATTATATCATATCATAATGTCGAGGTGGGCATCTACCGACAAAGGCGGGTATTTCCGGCGTCTTTCAGATCCGAATCGGGTCGGTGGGTAAAACCACTGCCGAAAGAGCTGCCTTATGCCATCTGCGAATGGTGCTTTCATCTGCGTTCAACTCTCCGCCGATCTGCTCCCAGGTCATGTTGTGGATGTAGCGGTAGCGGAGAACCATGCGCTCGTTGACATTGGCAACGGTGTCCACAGTCGTGCGGATCTGCCGTTTCAAGTCAACGAGGGTGTCAATCTCACTGTTGACCACTTTTTCAAGGTCCATGATCTTTTCCAGGCACCGCACGAAGGGCGCATCCGTGTTGCGAGAGGTCTGCACTTTTTCCTCCCAGGACGGCGAGGAGATACCGCAGGCCATTTCCCGCAGGCGGGTATCTCCGCAATGTTGGAATCGATACGCTGGTCGAGGCGGTATGCCTGACTGAGATATTCCTTTGCCGTCATACGCCGTACACCTCCCGGTGGAGTTTTTCGATCAGCACCTCACCGTCCAGAGAAGTAAGCGTCTGAAACCAGCCGGAGCGGAAAAACCGCTCACAATTCTTTCTGACGGATTCGGCATCCTTGTCCCAGGGGTATTTCTTCAAACGGCGCAGCGCACGCCGATAATCTTTCACCGCCAGCAGAATGATGGCGTTTGCGAGGTTCGTATAACAGGTTTCCATTCTCATCCCTCCAATCTGCTCTACACCGTCAATGCAGTACACCGAAAAGCCGAGTGCTTCCAACTGCCTTTTTCGCCTTACCTGCAAAGGGCGGAGTGTTTTGCCCGGTGCTTTCAACTCAACAAAGGCTATTCTGCCTTTTGGAAGGAGTACCAGGCGGTCAGGCACTCCATCAAAACCGGGACTTGAAAATTTCAACGCAAGACCGCCCATCGAACGAGTAATCTTTACAAGTTTTTCTTCTATTGTTTTCTCACGCAT